GGCCGAGTGGAGGCCGGGTAGGTACAACGACAATCTCGTATCTGACATCTAGATGGGGGCAGCGTTATCGTGGATGGTCTGAGGATATTAACGGTGTTCGATTGTCTGGCGCAGTAGCACCGACACTGCCAGCGGTAGACCTGAGCAGAGTGGTATACGCCGCTCGGACAGAGCCGCAGGCGTCGGGTACCCCGAAGAGCTACGCAACAGGCGTAATTCTAGTAGAGAAGGCGCTGTATCGAGAGGGATACACTAGTATTCCAGTTGACGGACACTACGGCACTGTGACCAAGACCGCCTACGCAAGATGGCAGTACCGTCTCGGTTATCGTGGTAGCGACGCGAACGGAATTCCAGGCGCAGCATCACTAGCAGCACTTGGTCGTAAGTCTGGCCTATTCAGAGTTGTTGCGTAATGCAGGAGCAGCTTGATAAGCTTAAGGCTTGGGCGTCTTCACTATGGGCACGCATCGTCGTGCAATGGAATAAGTTCTTGAACGACAACCGCGATATGTGATATAATCAGATCAGACGGGTTGCATCCCGCCTTACGTCGGATTGAGAGGGAGGGTGTGCTTAGTGGGAGGTTCCGCCGCAAGGCGGGGCCTCCTTGTTTTAACATTCATTTAGGAGTATAATCAATCATATGTATTCGAGAAGAATTTTATCCGAACGGCCTTGGGCTGCCTGGTCATTAGACACCGTTGCAGCTACTTATCCTGATATGGCGGGAGGTCTTAATGATGCCTCTCAGGTCGGTAGTGCTGTCACGGTTTATCCTGCTCTTGTCGCAGGCGCGGGTGGATCAGTTATTATTACCGACGCAGCTACTTTAGAATTTCCTAATGAAGTCTTTACTAACAATCGAGGCATGCGTTCGTTCACGTTAGAGACTTGGATAAAGCCCATCGAGCTAGGAGGACCGATCCTAATTTTGGGCCACGACCTGAATTCTGGACTGATCATAGATGGTCAGGAGATTCAGTTCACGGTTCCGTTCGATGTGCCGGTTACTTGTACGTACGTGTTTGAAGACGTAGAGACTTATCATGTGGTTGGGGTGTTTGACGGTGCTGCGGTTCATCTTTATGTGAATGGCGATTTGCAGGATAGCGTGAGCTTGGAGCAGGAAAATGTTGATAATGGGTTCGATACCTTTCCCCAGGATGAATTGATTACTGGCGATACACTGGAAACTGGACAGTTGTTCGCACTGGACTCACCGGCGATTTATGCCACTGCTCTGACACCCACGCAGATTCAGAACCATTTCAGATGGGGCCGCGCGGTGGCTACAGCAGAAGAAATTGTTGGTAGTAGTCTAGGCGTATGGCACTCATTCACTGATCCGCACGCAGATAAGGCATTCGTGCAGGAATGGGACACTCAAGAGACTTGGGATGCCACTCTGCACGAGAATGTTATTATCACTGCTGATGGTGTGTTGCCAGCAGACGATGAAAACCTCGATTCATTGGCCGGGACAGTAATTGTCTCGGTTCCGCTGGGTGTTGACGGAGACGTAATCAATGCCGTGAAGATTGATTGGGTTGCTGAGGGTAATTACACAGTAGAAACTAGCCTGGATGGCACGACGTGGGATGTTGTTGCTAATCATAGTCTGGTTCCTGACATTATCGCTCCGTTCACGGTGGATGGAATCTTCTTGCAAGCTCGAATCACATTCACGGGCGGTGTTGCTGATGATCCATCCATCTTTAGATCACTGCGTTTGACAGTCTATGCTACAGCGTTTCTTAGTGCCAGTAACTCGACCAGAATCGCAGAAGTCAGCGGTAACGTTATTCTCGCCAATGTGCATAACGAACCAATTGAACAGAACGATCTGCGCGGTGCGCGTATCGACGGCGGAAGTATAGAGATTGATGAGGATGTTGATGTCGATACACCTCAGGATATCAACGCGGTAGAACTATGGGTCAAGTTCAATGTCTTATCAGGAGCGTTCTATGTCGTTGATACTAGAAGCGGCTCGGCTACTACAAGACCAAGAATTCAGTGGACTGGAACAACAATGCAGATCGATGGCACATACGGTCGTCTGTATATCAACGGAGTCAGAACATTCGGTATCACGGATGTGACTTGGGCTGTAGATCGATGGTATCATATCTTGTTCACGAGTCAGGCGGCATTCAATGATCCGATCTACCTAGGCCGACAATACAACACTGCTGATGATGCTGATGTTGATATGCAGGTTGGGCACATAGCGTTCTATACCGACTTCCCGGCAATTACTCCTGCGGGCGTGCAATTCGTCAGGGATCATACCTCTGGATCATCCGCATCTGGAACAGCCATAACAACGACGCTGGCTGCCGATGTTGATGCGGGCAATACGCTCGCGGTATGGTTCGGATTCGATAATACTGGCACAAGCACACCAACGATTAACTCCGTCAGTGTTCCGTCAGGAGAGACAGCGGTCTGGACGAGAGTGGCTTCGCACAATTCATCGACTGCTACTTCTGGCTCCGGTGTTCGTGGAGAGCTATGGGTTATTCAAACGACGAAGAAGTGGACTTCGGGTACTGTAATTACCGGAACGCTTTCAGCCTCACCGCCTCGATCAACTGCGACCTGCCGGGAGTTCTCTGGTGCCAGCGTAACTATTCGAGGTACTGCGGGTACAGGAACGAATGCTTCTGGTTCTCCGAGCGCAGCAACCTCAGGAGCAGCACTTGTGGCTGGCGATCTAGTAATCGGTGGAGCGACATTCGAAAGCAACACAGCACCGACCGCTGATGCTGATACTACGAATGGATCGTGGTCAGCTAAGCTGGATGGATTATCAAACTCTGGTACATCCGCGACCTCGGTCAGTAGTACCCAGCAGTATAAGATCGTGAATGCGGCCGGTGTTCAGACATACAATCCAACCCAAAGCTCCGATTCTGGCGCGGCGGTAGTAGGATTAGTACCCGACCCTAACGGAGCAGACCCGAACGACTTTACTGCTACTGATATCTATAATGCTTATCTAGGAGTCACAAGATTCATTATTGAGGATGATGCAGCGACTGTGACAGAACCGGCCGATTCTGTAGAGATGTATGCATACGAGTGGGTAATTGAGCCGACTTTCTAAGCCTTTTGAGTCATTGGGTTGCTATTTAAGGAAGTAAGGGGTATAATCTGAGTTATGAGTAAACCAGTAGTCATTGAAGAGGTCAATTACGGGATATACGTTTGGGAATTGCCGGACGGTAGAGTTGTGGGCGACGATGAAGGCAATTTCTTGAATGTCGCCGCCTTTAAGGGTGATTCGGTTAAGATTAACATGCTTGTGGATGCTGTCAGAAGCTACGGTATCACGGAGGGCCAGACAAAGTTTTTGGCTGGTCATCGAAGAGTTACCGATGATGAGTATGAAGAGCAGAAGCAAAGACTAAAGTGGGGGCTTATTCCTGACGAGTATGATGCTCCCGCATATGCGGAGGAAATAGCACAGCGTGCCAGAAAACGTTAGAGTTGCAGGATTGCGACGACCGGCAGTAAAGGCTGTCGATGATGTTGAGCAGGAGGGAATTACCCCGACGCTCAGCAGAAACATGATCATTAAGAACGCAACCGCCGAGGATGATCCGTTCCTTAGGTCAGCCGGGGAATTAAGAACGTATACAGGAGTCGGTAGAGGCGTAAGACAGAGAGCCACCCGACTAGAGAAATCATTCAAGGGCGGTGGCGGTGCTGCGACCACGCGCGTAGAAGAGCCACAAGTGACAGGTTATGGATTATTTGACGTATTACTCCCGCCATATAACATGGATTATCTTGCCAAGGTTTATGAAGCTAGTTCGGTTCATCACTCAGCGGTCAACGCAAAAGCAGCGAACATTGTTGGTTTGGGATATCTCTGGGAAGAGAGCGACAAGACCAAGGCAAAAGTAGAGGACTTGGATGAGGCTAAGACCGCTAAGCTGCGTAAGAAGATCGAGAAGGCAAGAATGGAGCTTGATAATTGGATTGCCGAATGTAATACCGAGGATGACTTCTTAGAGACTATGCGTAAGGTCTGGATTGATTACGAAACAACAGGCAATGGTTTCCTAGAGATTGGACGAACCAAGATAGGCGTTATTCATTATCTTGGTCACATTCCTGCAAGCACACTCCGAATTCGTAGACTTCGTGATGGATATGTGCAGCTAGTTGAGAAGGAGGCGGTGTTCTTTGATAACTTTGGTGAGCGTAATCCGAATCCGGTCGGTGGAGATAATACTCCTAACGAAATTATTCATATCAAGAAGTACTCACCGACTAATAGTTTCTATGGAGTGCCGGACATTGTATCCGCAATGTCTGAGGTTGCTGGAAATGAGTTCAGCACTCGATATAACCTAGATTACTTTGAGAACAAGGCGGTACCTCGATATATCATCGTTATCAAGGGTGGAAAGTTAACACCTACGGGTGAGCGTGCGGTACACGAATTCTTCGAGGCAGGTCTACGAGGTAAGCATCACAGAAGCCTAGTCGTACCATTGCCAGCGGATGATAAGGATCGCAAGGTAGACGTAGAAATGAAGCCGATTGAGGCCGGTGTTCAGGACTCATCATTCAGTAATTTCCGTAAGGCTAATATTAATGGAATCCTGATGGCTCATCGAGTACCGGCCAGCAAGGTCGGTATTGTTGAAGGTGTAGCACTCGCAGTATCTCGTGATGCTGATAAGACATTCAAGGAGCAGGTCTGCCGACCAGAGCAGCGTATTCTAGAGAATAAGCTGCACAAGATCGTTAAGGAAGTTACGGATATCTTCTTCTTGCGTCTGGTTGAGATGACACTGACTGATGAGGATACTCAGTCCAAGATTGATGAGCGCGATCTGCGCATGCAGGTAATTGTTCCGAATGAGCGACGTGCGAAGCTTGGATACGCAGCGCGCGCGGGCGGTGATGAGCCGGTAGACCTAAAGGCCCAGCAGGCGGCAGACCAGAAGGCCACTGGACAAAAGAGCCGAGCTAGAGACGCTGAAAGAAGTGCTAATGCTACCGATTCTGCCGGGGAAGCCAGAAATGTCAAGGGTGAAGGACGAACCACTCCTTAATGGCCTCTCGTTTGCTTTTAAATAAGAACATGGATACAATTATGTCATGATACTTAATAAGGCCAACTTCAACATCGACGGCGATAACCTAACGCTGGGCATGAACTTTTTAAAGGTCGATAGAGAGCGCAGACAAGTCATTGGTTTTGCTGTTTTGGATAATGTCGATCAGCAGGGGGACATTGTTTTACCTGAGGCGACTAGAGACGCATTCGCCAACTTCAAAAAGAATCTCCGCGAGATGCATCAGCCGATTGCGGCTGGCCGCGTTGTAGATTTTAGAGAAGATACATTCTTTGACGCTGAGACACAACAGGCTTATACGGGAATGCTGGTAACCGCTTATGTTTCTAAGGGGGCACAGCCCACATGGGAGAAGGTGCTTGATGGAACACTAACTGGATTTAGTATTGGTGGCAAGCTACAGGATTCTGAACGCAAGGTTATGAAGAATCAGAGCGGCGATACCCAGGTCGTTCGAATTGTTAAGAGTTATAAGTTGGATGAGCTAAGTCTGGTAGATAATCCGGCCAATCAGCTATCTAACATTTTGAGCATTGTAAAGATGGATGGCGGCCTGACTAAGGCGACAGGAATCGCGGCGGAAACAAAGGGTCTAACCGTATTCTGGTGTGACGAAGATAAGATTGCAAAGACTTCATCCGATGAAGGTCTTGAATGCGCGCTTTGTGGCGATGGCATGAAGAGCATCGGATGGTTTGAACTTGGTACTGATACTGATGTCAATAAGATGATTAGTTCGGTAGTCGAGGATCACGAAAAACTACAAAAGCAGGAAACTGTTGACGAAGGAGGTGTTGAAGTGGCAGATAAAGATACAACAACGACTCAGGAGAACAAGGTTGACGACCAGACTGGACCGACTGATTTGGAACGTAGTTTCGAGGTTGGACCGGGAGGAAGCGCCGTTGATGAGGAAGTTAAGGACCTTAACAAGAGCGTAGAAGCTGGCGAAGAGGCGGCAGCGCCGGACGCAGCGGATGGTGAAGCTGAGTCGAATGATGCAGCAGAAAAGGCCGCTGGCGAAGAGGCTGATGCCGCTGCCGCTGGCGATCCTGAGGATGCGGGAACTGACTTTGCGAAGGTGCTCGATGAGCTAAAGACATTGATTACCGACGGATTGCATGCGCATTCTGAGGAAGTGGCAACACAGGTTCAGAAGGCGATTGATGGATTCGCAGTTGAGGTCGGTCAGTTGGTTGAGAAGCATAATGAGCTAGTGGCTAAGCAGGAGGAACTTAGCAAGAAGCTCA